TTCAGTATCGTGTTCAAGTATTAATATTGGTTCATTCAGTAGTAAACACCTCTGCCACAGACGGTAGTGACTGGTGAAGCAAGCTTTTTCAGTCTCAGAAAAAGGTACCCTTAAATTTAAATCCATATATTTTTTCTGATCGTTATAACTTGCAAAAAAAAGATCCGGGGTACGGGCAATAGAGTCAGGGGTAGATGCTTTAAATCGCTCGACTTCGAACCCTGCGTCATTCCAGCTTTTAATACAATGGTTGTAATAAAATTCTGACACCGGGTGTCTGTTTATAACAATCATAAAAATTTTAATATTGTTTATGCTACTCTGCGCCATAGTGTAAGGGATGTAATTGTTTCTGTTGCTGAGGCTACCACCGGGGGGCCTGTATATAAGTTCGAAAACTCACTCACAAACGTACTATCAAACCCAGTAAAGCTTGGACCTACATAACCTGTTGTATAAAGAGGTCCGAGGTTTAGCGCCTGATAGTCGACATCGTAGCTGGCAAAACCTGGCGTCCCACCAACATAATCAAGTGTGGAGTCACCCTCATAAACAGCCGGTACTGTACCTACGTATTCAGTAAAGCCCGACAAGTAGGAGGTCGTATAGTCTGAAGTAAATGTGGCTACATAGTCAGCTAAATAACTTACATCGTAATCCCCGGTATACGTAGCTATATAAGAGGATTCAAAATTACCATCATATAACCCTATAAAAGAGGCTGTATAACTAGCAGGAGATATGTAGTTGACCAGTCCTATGTAGCTATTAGGAAAATTATATGTAGCTGGTCCTTGATAGTTTACAACTTGGTTTTCAACATAGTTTCTTTGATACCCTGCAAATGAACTGGTGAAGTTACCAGTATATGTATCAGAAAAGGTAGTCCCGTCAATGTTTGTAAAAGTTGTAAACCCGGTAAATCCAGTAGCGGTTGAAAAAGTATTAAACCCGATAAATGTGGTTCCATCAAAAGTTTCTGGAACTGTAGTTATAAATTCAGCAACATAAGGGCTTGTCCCAAGATCGTAATCCCCTGCAAAAACCGTATCATAAGATGTCTCGTATGTATTTACAGTATCATCAAAATTAGCTGTATAGGTAGTATCAAAAACTTCAGACCCTGGACCCGTATATACACCGGCATAAAGTGTTTCAAGCCCTGCATATACTACTTGATCAAATCCATCGTAATTAGTTAACGCAACAAGTACACCGTCATATTCAGCAGCTGATAAATATGATGTGAGGTCAGGGCCAACATAATTACTAGAGTAATTACCTGTGAAGGTTGGAGCAGTATATAAAGGACCCTCATAAGGTGTAGGACCAGCAAAAGATATTATATAATCAGTTGCTGGACTTGCCAGGCCTGTGTATATAAACACGCCTGCGTATGTTCTAGCATAGTTTCCACCAGGTCCAGAAAAAATACCCGAAAATTCACCTGTAAAAGAAGCACTAAATGAACTCGTGTAATAAACAGCATCAGGATTAGGGTTTGTAAATGATTGAAATCCTACATAACCGCTGAATACAGTAGCCGGGGAAGCATAAGCTAGCTCTCTAATACCATCATAGGTGGAAATATATTCACTAGCATAAGCAGGCCCTTCAAAGTCCTCATTAACTACTACTCTTCTAATATCTGTTATGGTACCTTGATTAACCCAGGATCCAGTAGCCGGGGGTGAGGTTTGGAAGGCGTATGTACTGATCCCAGTAGTTAGAAATATATTTTCTACATAATAGGCTAACTGTTTTATTTCTACATCTGAAAATCTGGTAAGAACATTACCAGATAACTTAAGAGGTTCAATATGGGTACCAGTATAATTTTGGTCCAGTTTCTTCCAAAGATAGTACCTGGCATTTAGAGTTGTAAAGTTAAAGAGGGTATCATCAATATAATAATCATACCCCCACGTACCTCCATCCACAGGTGCATTAACCCCAAGGTAATACGTACCAGGGCCATTATTCATATAACGATCAAAAATTTCTTGACCAAGAGCCGATATAGGGGTTTTATTTTCTTCTAATATTACCGATGTTATAGGGGCGGTATTTAACCCTACCGTCATTGCAGATGGTATAGTAGTGAAGATCTGGGTATTGGATTGATATAGATTGGTGCTGTTGGAGACAATAGTAATATTACTATCACCTACATTTCCTACACGAGCGGTATCAACAAATGTTCCTATCAAGTTTCCGGTGGACGCTGTATTTGCTGTTAATGTACCTGCAAAATCCCCGCTGTTAATCATATACTCTAGAACATAATAACTAAGCTTATCAAGTTCAGTAGTACTCAACTCAACTATAGAGTTACTTGCTTCATAACCAATAACGCTTGCTGGCATTATCCACCCCAAACAATGATACCGTTTGCATCTTTAATAAAAAGGCTACGATCCGAACTATCCTTGTAAAAAGCCGCCTTAAGGTTACCTGAAATTACCACGTTGGCTGAGAATGTTGCATTAACCAGGGTTTGGGTGGAGATAGCGGTACTGACTCTAGCATTAGAGAAATACAGATTACCGTTTTCAATAACGTTGGCAGTAGTACCAGCGCCGATAATAATAATATTACCACCAGTATCTTTGGTGAAAATAATCTTATCGTTGAGATTAACAACCGGTTCCCCGATTAGAACATTACCAGCATCCGGTACTTTATTTGCAACGGAGGAGCGTTTTAACTGTATTTCATTGGCCATATGGCTTTAATCCTTGCTATGTAGCATTATATAGGTTATATAACCTAGTTAGTAAATTCGGTTTTCTTTTCTTTCTTACTGAGTTTACTAATATCCTCTGTTAATTTACCATTTGCCTCAACCACAAGTTGTAGCTGGGCCTCCAGTACAATAACTTGAGATAACATCTCATTAAGTCGCTTATTAGTTTTTTCCATAACTAAATTCATAAATCTTACTTGATCAATTTCCATTTTCACTCCATAAAATAAGGGGGTAATAAACTGTACCCCCTTATTTATAAAAAATAACTATGCTTTTTTAATAAGTTCCACCATCTAATCCTCCAAATACTGGAACCCCACCAGCACCTGCCTGAAGCACTTGACCATCTGTACCAGCTGCTGTAACCTTTAGAGATCCGGTTGCGTTACCAAACAACATACCGTTGGTAGTAAATGTACCGACCCCAGTACCACCGTCACCTACAATAATATTAGCCGTTAGCCCGGTAACCGTACCACCGGTTAGATTAGAAACTAAGGTAGCTACGGAGTAGTTTGCTGTATTAACAACGTTGGATGTTGGATCTGTAGTAAGGTCAACAAATAATTTAAATTTACCGTTATCTGACGCATCTCTAAATAAACCTGCAAATTTAGTACCAGAATTTACATACTCACCAAAGAAACCTATGTCTAGGGAGTCAGAAAGATTGGCATTGCCTAACTTAATTAATGGATCTTCAATTAATACAGTAGCTGTATTCATCGTTACAGCCGTACCACTTACTAAAAGATCCCCAGAAACTGTTAGGTTATTAGGAATAATAACATCATTTGGCAAACTTAAGGTAATATTTCCAGTACCCGCGCTTGTCGCTATTTGATTTGCAGTACCTGAAATAAACAATACACCACTATTGGTAATAGTTGGAGTTGTACCTTCGTTACCTAAACCTGATAATGTAATTCCTGAACCAGCTATTAAGTTAGCAACATATGCGCCAGAGGTCTGTGAACCCAGGGCAACGTCGGTGTTAATGGCGGAAGAAGGAATTGAAATAGTAGCGTTAGAGGCAGCAGTTAATCTACCTTGTTGATCTACGGTAAATACCCCAACACTGGCCACACCACCATATGTGGATGGGGTAACAGCAGTATTGTCTAAGTTAAGGGTAACAGTATCAGTGGCGCTTGCAACAGATGTTAGACCTGTACCACCGGCAATTGTTAAGGTATCACCACCGTTAACAGTTTCTGAACCTGTATCACCTGCTACAGTAAAGGATGTAGAGATGGCTGAGTTAGAGGCTGAAGTAATTCTACCCTGTGCATCAACTGTAATTGTTGGGATATTGGTTGTACCACCATATACACCGGCAGTAACGGCAGTATTGGCAAGATTGATAGTTGGGGTTGCACCTTCAGTACCAAATCCTGAACCATTCAACCCTACACCAGGTACAACGTTAGCTAAGTAATCGCCTGTGGTATCAGTACCCAGGGCAACTGAATTAGCAGCAATGGTAGCTGTTAACGTTACATTCTGGGAACCGTTAAAGGAAACGTTACCTGTTAAGTCCCCGGCAAGACCAATGTCTCTGGCTGTTGTTAGTGCGTTAGCAGTATTGGCAATGACCGCACTTGTAACCGATCCGGCTATGTTACCGACAAAGGTGACTGCAGTAATAATATTACCGTTAAAGCTACCATCTACATTACGCTGAACCAAAGTATTAGAAGATGATGCACTGGTGGCAGCATCTACCTTACCGGTATAATATTTACCACCAATAGTATGTACAACTGGTGAATCTCCAGAATCTAATACTTCAATATAAAGCTTAGCACCCGCCCCGCTGTTACTTTTATCATAAGAATAAGCTAATTCACCTTCTAGCAAGTCTGCCGTAGTTGCAGCAGCTACATTAGGTGAGCGCTTAATTTGAATTGTTGTTGCCATCGTAGCCCCTTGTTGTTATTTTAATTAGTAAACGCCGCCATCAATAGTGGCTAATGTAACGTTACCTATGTTTTGAGTGACCCATTTATTAGTTTCAGAATCGTATATTAATGTGTACCCGTCTTGTAGATCTGTAGAAACTACATTACTTAATCCCTGTACGGTTATATCACCGGTTTTTTTTACAACCACCGCCGAACCAGAGCCCTGGCTTCCCTGTACAACCGAAATGGATGGTCTGGTTATAGAACGAACTACAACACTCATTTAGTAGCCTCAGGATAAACAGTTATGATCCCTTCCACTATTCTCTCTACAGTAGAAGTAGCATTTGCAACCAACTCAACGTCATAAACGTACCTACCGGCTTTTAGACCTGAGGTCTGATTTGCAGTAAGCCCAAGATCAATCTCACCCCCAGTTGGGTTATCAATACCTACTGTAAAAGCAGTGTTTGAAGTGGTATAATAAGATCTTCTCAGTTGTGCTCTTGCTGTATACCCTGTAAGATTTCGCGCCGACCCGGTAGTATCCGTCACTGCAATAGTAACAGAATAAGTAGTTCCCTGGTCTATGGATAAATTGGATACTGCTGCCATTATTTCCTCTAATTATAGTTATTTATACTTCTTTATCTCTATAGTGACGCTTTAAATAAGAAAGATCTTGTTGGGTTATAACAACCCAAGACACTATAGCTTCTCGAGTACCAGAAGTTATTACACTGGCCTTATGTTGTAAGAATGATGGAAATATGATATAGGAACCTGCTTTTTTTAAATTGGTAATAATTTCCTCACCGTCTTTTACTAGAAGCTCCCCGCCTTCGTATTCGTTTTCATCAGTAATATTTAAGGACATAGTGAGACCTCTAATATTTGGTGCAGATCTATCTATAACATCTTGATGCCAATTATAGAACCCACCGGGACCGTATTTTAAATATTGAAATTGGTTAAGTTCAGTTAAGGTAATATTCACCCCTAAATACTCTTGTATGATAGTAGATTGAAGAATATTCCTTGACCTACGTACCATTTCAAGCGGGGGAAAGCATAATAAGGAATCTCTTATTGTCGGATTTAAATCTTTTTTACTACCAATTCTTGCAGGCTGACTCTTATCTCGATAATTTATAACTTCTTTACGAACTATCTCAAGCTCTCTATCCGTTATACAACCTATTTTTATTAATGGACTCATATGAAAATTACTTTAGGTACAACATATTATAACAACCCTAAACTACTTCAGTCATTTGTTGATAGAAATCTACCGTATGTAGATGAATTAATTGTTGTAGATGATGGCTCACCAAAATACCCTATTACAGATTTTTTACAACCATCTGATAAGATACGATTATTTAGAGTTACAGAAGATTATGGATTTAACTCCCACGGGTGTCGAAATTTAATAATGAAACAGGCTACCAACGGCTGGGTTGTATTAATCGACATAGATAGAACGTTTACTGAGCCAGAAATTGCCTATAATATTATTAAGACCACAATATTAAAAGAAACTAGCCTATACCGATTTACCGCATTTACCAACCCATCAGGTATAGATGCTCACCAGTCAGTAAATGATTACCTAATACATAAGAACTATTTTTTTAAAGCTGGTGGGTATGATGAGGAACTTATCGGTATAAGAACAGGGGATCGATATTTTTTCGAGCAACTTAAACACTTCGGTACAGAAAAAATTCTTTATGGTATTAATTTAAAATTATTAAGAAGATCTTCAATACGACAAAAACAGCTAAACAAAAATATTGATTGGTGTTCTCCTAACGACAAGCCAATGAGATCTTCTATTATGAAGATAATTAAGGCGCGGATTAAAAAACCTGAACCTGATAAACCGATACTTACATTTAACTGGGAAGAATTAAAATAATAATTATTTCGTAATGATTACCAAAAATAAACTAACAGTTATATTATGACTCTTTTGTCCATATTTTTTAGAAGTGATTAACCCAGCATTGACAGGTATATCTCGTATAGGGCTCGGAAATAAAGTTACCTTATAACCTAAAGACTTAGCATACCCAACTAATACCTCTGTACCATACATACTATCTTCAACTACATACGCATGTTTAAATCTATATTTGAGTAAATCAAATGTTTTTTCAATATCTAAGTAAAAATGAGAACCATCATCGATAATTACATCATAACTAGGTTCTAAAAACTGTAATAATTCCGGTTTTGTTGAATCACAAATGATATTTTTAGATTGAGCTATTTTTATAGATTCATCTCTAAACTCTTTATCTGTAATATCCACCCCAGTTATATCGCATTCAGGGAATAGAATCTTCCATGCCGCTAAAGATTTTCCTTGCTTTATACCCACCTCAAGTAATGAGGTCGGGTTAAAATCTTTAAAAACAAACTCATAGCCAGTTTCATACCTATGAGTATACCCTTTATCAGTTTTAGCTAAATCGAAAGCATCTCTTATTTGTACTGCAGTAATCATTTATAATCTTCCAGTGAAAAGTTAGTACCCTTCATTTTATTAATACTAACTAAATTGTTATTCTTCCATACTAAAACTTCACTATCTTCATACAAAAAATCACAATCTTTACAAAAAGAGACCTCATCAAACCTCTCTTCTGTATGCATCTGTCTTAACCAACGGTACCTATCTCCATTCCAGACTTCTTCAATAGTTTTATTTTCTATAGACCCAAGATCAGCCTCGTCGTCTCGCCCTAGAGTCTGACAACACGGCGCTATAGATAATTTTCCACCTGTAGAGCTTCCTGCTCGAACAGTTAGATCTGGTGAAAAAGGTCTGCCGCAAGTTCGTTTCTTACCTTTTCTTTTATACTCTGGATCATATACACCCGACCAATTATGCATTTTCCAAATTTCAGCTATAGACCCAACCTGGTCTATAAAGTTCTTACGATACATTTCAACTTCATAATCTACTTTGTCATTATCAAGAATAAGATGGTAGGAAGCAACCAAGCAATCACTCCCTGTACTTTCTATGTAATCTTTCATCTCATTAGCGTTTTTCTTTACTTGCTCAAAACCATCAGTATTCATCCATTGAATGTATTTCAATTGATTATAACCAATAACAGAAAATCTTGCTAATGCAAGACCTGCGTCCACACACTCCTTCATAAAATTACCTTGAAGACGGTGACCATTGGTGTATATGAAAGGTTTAGCACCATACTTACGAACAATAGAAATATATTCAGGTAAATTACGGTTAAGAGTAGGCTCTCCTGAGCCTTCTAGATTAACTACGTTAAGACCGTGTTGAGCACACTCACTGACGATACGTTCAAAATCTTTAAGAGAGATTTTCTTAAGCCAATTCTTACCCCGACCATCTGGTTCGGCAGATTGGGGGCACATTTGACAGGTATAGTTGCATCCTCCGTTTACCTCAATAACAGCTCTATCAATAGATAAAGGTATTATAAAATTTGGACTTAGTTGCATCTCCACCTTCCTTAATATATTTTTCATGATCAATTTTTACTTTATTCATTCTACGTAGACTATTTCTTACATAGTAATCAATATCATTATGTAGAAAAAAAGCTGGATCATTTTCTAAAATTGCTTGTGGTATCAATAAACTATTTAAATTTGTTCTCCCACAAAATACAATCAATGGTTTCCACATAAATTTAAATAGTTGATGGGCTAGACCATCATAACCAACACCAAATTCACATTCGTTAATTATTTGAATAGCTTCTTGCACCGGGGTTCGATAGGTTATTTCATTAACTGTATAACCAGCTTTCTGTAATTTTTTTTTAATTGCCGACCATAAATGAGCTGCGGGGTCTTTATTAAACCCAGGAAATTCTAAGTTATGTTCTGAAGACCAAAGAGCCACAGATTTAGTTTTGGAGGGGGTAAGAGTAGTATGCCAAAGACCGTGTAGCGGGTTTCTCTCATCTAATTGATTATAAAATCTAAACCCAGGTATGCTATTGAACTTGTGATTTATCTTTACATCTGAAACTGGTGTAAAGATGGAATGTATGTAGTCACATCTATCGATAATTGTTTCTGGATCTTTAGGGTGATAGATGTAATCTTTAGAATTTTTCCAGTGAAATGTTAAATTTACCGGTGTATTATATTTGACGCTAGCGGTATGAGCGTACCCAAGACCCGTAACAAAATCCCCGTACCCTATCCCGGTGTTCCATTCAACATCAAGCATGTACCAAATCTTTTAAAGGACCTTGGGAGAGTACAAAATCTTTATCGTAATCCCCTTTAGAAATCTCACTAATCATATTAATCCACATAGGGCGATGATCAATAATCCATGCTACCGATATTCTTTGCTTTTTAGTTTGGGCGGCATGCCAATATATTCTTTCTTTTTCTTTAGCTTGATTAGGATAATACCCTACCTTCACCTGCCATCCAGGCTTATCTTGAATGGTTACAATTTCATCTGCAGCCTTATCATAATATTTAAAACAACCATCCCCATCCTGGCTGTATGTAAGAAGAATATTATATCCAGGTGCATTACCATTGTGATGCCAACCGATAAACCCATTCTCGGGATAAACCATTGTTAAGGCATTCTTTGGGGTACCCAAAAAACCGCTTATTTTCTTAACTTGTTTTTCAAGAGGAGAAAACATTTTGTAATTAGTATAATTCTCATGTCCGGTACCAAAACCCAGTACACCTCTAGGATAGCCAAATTCAGAAGATTTTAATTTAAGGGCTTCTCTTAAATACTCATCCGAGTAAGCCGGGTATTTTTCATTATCAATTAATGAATCCAGTCTCGGTGCAACCCTATCAGCTACCTTCTTAAATTCATCCGAATGACAGAGTCTAGTTATATTCGAAAGTAGGGTCTGCAGATGATCGGATTTTAAGGGTACGGGTCTCATCTTTTATGCCTTTTAATATTTCACCAATAGTGGGTAACTTCATCCAAGACGTCTTGTCGTATTGAGTAATAACAGGACGACCATCTAAATCATCAGGTAAATCTTGTACAGTATTATTCCATCTACGAGATAGTAATTTTATATTAAGATTATTAAACCTATCAAATTCTGCAAATTTACCCGAAGTCATTCTCCAGAGGGTAAACATGTCAAATTGCTTCCATTCTTTGTTATGATTATCTTCATATGCCCATGGTGTGGTTATTTGTTTCAAATACTCATCAAACCAGGTTTGCATAAAATCAATTGTAAGATCGGATTTGGTATAGCCGCACAATGACCCGTGATACTTAGGTTCTATTGTACGCTTTTTATCGATATAAAGCCACTTCAAATTGCCCACAGTATATCCAAGACAAGTACCAAAAAACATATCGGTACCATCATCCAGATGGGCTATAATTTTCTTTACATCCCCATGTCGGATAAAGGAATCGCAGTCATTGTAGAGGGTCCTTTGATAAGGGGTCCTAGCCATTCCCCACATTTTGGCTCGATGATGTATAGGTATATTAGTTATAACTTTATCAAATAATTTATATACCCGTTCGTCTACAAACTTTTCATGCGTAAAGAGAGTTACATTGGCTGTTTTATGGTAGTCTCTTAACGACTGTACTGAAAATAGAGCCATTTCATAAAACATAATGTGTCTAGTTGCCACATATATAAACCCCTCATCACTCTCCCGACCATTACTAAAATGTATATTCATATTTTTTAACTTGTTGCCTCAGTATTTTGTGCCGCCTCTTGTTCAGCCAGTTCTTTTTCTTCTTCTAATTCATCCATACGATCTAAGAAGTCAAGATATGATAGTTCGTTATCCAGCATATATTGCTTCATTAGATCATTTAAGATAAGTGATAAGAACCCTATGTCGGGGGCACGGCGAATGGCAGATTTAATATCATCTGTTGTACCTGAAACATAAGGAAGTTCAAATGCCTTCATCTTAGCATCAAAGAGTAATCTTAATTTTTCATTTTCAATACCAGCTGCCTGCTTTTTCTTCATGAACTCTTGTTGCTGAATTCTAGAAGATTCTAGGGCATTTCTTTTTCTACGCATGAGCTCAACATCAAACTCATCCATAATCCTATCCCAATAGGCGTTAACACCGCGCGCCTGATTTGGGGGTACAGCGAGTTCGGCTACTGTTACCAGGCCTCCCTCTTTTACAAGTTTAAATTTAACTCTGGTTTTCTGTATATCGATAAACTCAGGGTCTTTAATAATTGAAGTTGTCATCCTATTCTTCTCCACAAATAATAAGTTTTTACTGTCTCTGTTGTTGTACCTACCGCGGCCGCACCGAATGTTGCGATATAGCTATCTGCAAAGGATGCCTGGTAATATATAACGTTATTAGTAGTCTCTTCATATTGACCGAGGTATGCGCGTTCACCAGGACCTGAAAAGGTACCAGCGGGACCGATATAATTAGAGATATCTGGACCTGTATAATTACCGGAATAATTTACCGCACCGGTATAACTTTCGGCAAATGCACCCCCTTCAAATGCAGGACCCGTGAAGGCTGCACCATCGAAGGAACCACCAGTGACGGTGGAATATTTAACATCTACTAAACTACCCTTTGCAACCCAGGTTCCTTCTGTTGGTACATTTTCTTGAAATCTATATTCTCCAATATTAGTAGCAAGTATGCGCTCGCGTACCTTCTTGGCAATGTTTCTTACTTCTTGATCTGTAAACTTTTGAAGTGTAGAACCGTTAACTTTAAGAGGCTTATTATATGTATATATGTCGTCGGCGATTTTTTGATATAAAAAGACTACATTACCGGCCGAGGTAGAGTTAGCTTTCTCAGTCAATGTAGCTTTTGCCGACCATGTTCCATAAGCCGGTGCTGTGTTGGCTAGTACATACGAAAATGGACCATCATCTACAACACAATAACTTAGGATATTGGCTGCAAGAGATTCATACTCCCCCGCTGATACTCCTTTTAATGAATCAACCTCATCACTTGGGTCGTAAACAATTAAAGATGGTGGGTTAGATTCTGGAATAGCATTACCGGATAGTTCTTGAAATAGTACCAAAGACTGACTTATAATATTAGCACCAGGGATACCGACATCATTTTGAAGTATTATATCATCAAAAGTACCAATTAATATAGAGTTTGCTGGTACAGATAAGGTATTTGCAGAAGCCGGCGTAATAGGGGCATCCAGTATACTTATAACGACTGCACCATTAGCGCCACTTACGCCTTGAGATGCTGCTCCATAGCCAGCCAATCCAGGGTGTTTAGCAGATGCATCATTACCTGGGATGATTGTAGAGCCTGCATATGTAATACCACCAATTACATAGGTATTATTATAATAACTAGATCCTCCACCGCCTCGATCACCAGGGGTTGTATCATCGTTACCACCACCACCACCGCCATAGTATCCTGATCCAGCGCCAGTACCTGCGCCCTGACCTGACGGGGCAGCACCGCCACCACCAAAACCGGCTCCACCAGCATCAGCGCCGGTACCTCCGGCTCCTGCCGCACCGCCACCAACCTGGGTACCTGGGCCTCCATCTGCAGCAGTTCCCCCGAATCCTCCAGTTAGACCACCACCACCGAGACCACCCGCACTTCGCCACGTACCACCTGATCCACCTGCAGCTACTAATATAGCATTGGCGTTATCTTTTACGCTACCAAGGAATAACCCCGAAGCGCCACCACCACCGCCTGCACTTCCGGTACCGATAGCCGATCCCCCGGCACCACCGCCGCCATATCCCCCGTTAGCGCCGCTGGTTGTTGTGCCCCCGGCACCGTATGTGATACCAGGATTACCACCGGCATCAGAATTTCGGTTTAAAGGATGTTTTCCACCCCCTGCAACGAGAATTGTAAAGGTGTTTGCAGAATTGAGCCTAACATTACCCCCTACAAAACCACCACCGCCACCGGTTGGTGAGCCCCCGGCAGAATATGGACCACCGCCACCCCCACCCCACAAATAGACACCCACATTGGCAGTACCGGATGGGGTTATAGTGTAGTCATTAGCGTTGGTAAGAATTAAATCCCCGTCAACGTGAAGGTTCCAAAACGTTTTACCGTTTACAGCCGGGGAGATAGCTACACCTACGTTTGCATTAATATTATAATAGACATTACTGGTAATAACACCAACCCCGTTATCTAACGAAGCCATATACTCTAACACATTAGCTGCAAGATTTTCAAATTCAGGCTGAGACATTATCTGAAGAATGCCATTGCCTTTGTACGCAACAGGGTTCATATATTATCCACCCCAGATTACCACGTTAGATTCATCTAGAATTTTAAGTGTTCTACCAGTACTGTCTTGAAGATTGGAGGTTTTAACTACTGTTGAAGTTATATTGCCAAGTACTTGGATATTAGCTGTTGATGTCCCATCCTTACCAATAGTAATAACTGTATTCCCGGCAACATTACCGAAGATACTACCGCTACTAGATGTAACATAAAAGGTAGAGTTCCCGCTAATTATACGAGTAGAGTCAACTGAAATGCCAGTTAGTAAAGAACCATTTCCAAGAAAATAAGTACCTGTAACATTACCTGTAGAGTATATGTTAGGACCAGTAATGACATTTCCTGTTACAGTATTTGCTGTTACAGTATTAACAGCAGAAATTGATAATACCCCGGAAATATTACCACCAGTAATACTGACATTACTGGTAGACTCGGAGGCAATCTCATTTATTGCAGCTACTAAATTAGATTTATTTGTAGTAGTAAGATTACCTATAATACCCACGTTAGAGGTTAACGCGGTGATCTCGCTATTTACATTAGAAAAATTCTCATCCACCTCAGCATTAGTGAGAGGGGAACCTTTAACTAGTCTAAGGGTTAAATTTGCCATTTAAGCTTCCAGTATTTGATGTTTTATTTATCATTAATATTACTCACTATTATTTGCAGCATGCTTTTTATTTCCGTAATGTCTTTTTTTAGACCATCTACATCACCTATTACATCAGATATAGCTGTTCTAAGCTTACGCTCTTTAACATATGCCTCATAGCTATTTCGATCTTCGCTAATTATAGCCTTAGATTGAGAATCTCTCACTAAATCTGGGTGGTCTTTAACAATCATTTTCATATTATGCAAGTGCTATTAATCTAAGATCGGATATTTTAGGTACTTTTGCTGCATTAGTTGAAGTAAAGTTTATTTTAAGTACGATAGAATTAAACTGAGGTAAATTATCAACTTGTTTTTCTACTTCATAGAATTCATCCGATAGGGATGTAGGCATAGTAATATCAGTTAACTCTTCATATTCTTTATTTGCCAGTATATCTGCTTCACCTACTAACTTTGTTTTATAATAAACCTTAACATCTGCGCCTGCCGGCTTATAAACATCTAAACGGAAGTTAAATGATGTATTAGGGTTAACAAAATCAAATTGACGTGTTATATATTTAGAGAAGACTGACCCACCTGATGGGGCCTCTTCTGATATAAACTTACGACCATTGGTAATTACAAACGTGTTGCCTACTGGTTCTGCTCTAACATCTAAACCAGACACATTCGCCACTCTTACATTAGCACCACTATCGGTAACTTGAATAACCCTATACTGACTACCAGAACTTAAATTGTTACCGCTTAAGTTAATATATGTTCCACTTACTAATGCTAATGCATTTGACTTATCATTAGTATTATTAAACGTAAACTGCCCAATTGAATTAGATATTTTTGCTAAGGATACTCGTACGTTAGATGATACTGTAACTACATCGTAAGATAAATTTTCTGATGAATAGGTTGGATTATTAATTAAATTTTTAACCAATGTAAGGTTAAGTTGTTTGGTATCTAATATAGGAGATACATAGGAATCACTGGAACTCAAAAGCACGCGAACTTTTAACGATTCATTATTACTTAACGCCTCTTCTTTAGTTATATCTCCAGCTAGAATTTTAGTTTCTTCTAAATCAATCTCTTCATCTTCAATTAATTCAGTATAAGTTGCATCGGTCACAAAAGAGGTTGAAGTACCCAAAAATTGAGTTCTTAAAGTTGTATTAGTTGGGGTAACCGCAGCAAGAGCTGGGTAAATGGTTTCATATGGAATATCTTGTGAAGCTGTTACCCCATACCCCCCAAAGCGTGTAGCCACTGATACATTAGCATTAGGAGTTGTACCAATATCTACAGTATATGTATTTAATGTTGCGTTGCTAACGGAGAATGTTACCTGGTCAAGAGCTCTAACGTTTATACCATAAAAACTAGTAGTATTACCTAGAGGTACAGCATTAGCTAAACCTGATATTTTTACATACCCGCTATTTACAAGTCCATGGTTTTCATGATATACTCTCATTGTGGAGCTATTAGGGAATAGCTCAAGAGGGTCAGCCCCCAAGGCGGATCTAGTATAAATGTTCTCTGGTATTAACTCAATAGTAGATGATACGTTGGTATTAAACACCCCACGATATAATCTAAATTTTAAATCTTGTAACTGTTCTGGCGTCCAAGCCGATGCATTTTGAGATTTATACAATGTCCCAATATATGGCTGCTCGGTAATTCTTGTAGAGGTAACTATATCAGTTTGATCGAGCTCCGAAACCCATACCTTATAGTTTTTAGAACTTGAACCAAGTGTAAGAGAGTACTCACCGGTATCAAGATATATTGGTGAATCAAATGTCACCGTTGTAGCAACGTTTGCATTTGCAGATATATTTACATCAGCGCCGTATACTGCCTTTTCTGAAAACGGTATAACATAGTCCCCCGGGAAGCCGTTTACATTTTTTCGTATATGTACTATAAAAGGTAGGACCGTATCTCTCGATGAAAAGAATAAGTCTAATTTAGTTATTGTAGTCGGTCTGTCTATAAAAAAGGACTGAGCTAAAGGGTCAATAAGATAATTTGCCATTATTAAATTCCGTTGTTGTAAGCTTGTTTAGCATCCGAGGTCCAAGCAAAAGAACCAGCATCTTTATTGGCAACGCCTGCAACTATTTGAATAGCAGCGTTTGTAGCTGATTGTTCTATAGTTAAACCAGCAGCCGCCCATTCAGCTGTAAGGCTGTTAGTTGCAATTTTACCGCCATTTTCGTTGTTAGGAGATGATAAACCGCTAATGGTAATGTCTTTAACAAACGAATATACTGTATATGCACTATCATTATACGCCGTTACATTGGGCGAAATCCCACCCCGAGCATCAATAGGTACAGTAACAGACATATTTTGTATTGTTGCAGTAGTTATACCGTAGCGTGCAGCTATAGCTGTCCAGTACGCTTTTCCACCTGGTTCAGGATCTCTTCCAAAAGCATAATTGTATATTATATCTATAAAATTCTTCTGAGCTTGAACACCCGTACCAGACCCGGAACCACCACCAGCACCTACGGGGGCTGGTGTATCTATAATTTTTCTTGTAGTTTTCTTTTTCGTCACTACCTTTGTATCGATACGAGCATTACGAGTAGATATAGTCTCATCAGCTACATTTCTAAGCTCACCGCTTGACGTAAATAAAGCTTCAGCTGCAGCTTCAAAGTCAATCCCATCATATGAGGAGTCAACTAATCTCATGGTTTTTGTACCATTGTTAAGATCAAACGTCCCGGCTCTGTATGCAAAATACCCCTCAACCCTACCTGTAAAGTCAGTAATTAAATTACCGGTGTTGAGTCCTACCGTATTAATACCCTCTACTACGTTAGCAGTATAGTCTGCAACGTTAGGTCTGCAATAATTAGTAACATCTATTTCATCAAAATAAGCAAAGACTCGCGTATTAGGTTTTAACCCTTCGCCTACAAAACCAATATCTATATCCCGCATCTTAGGTATGATAGATACACTTTGTATTACATCTTCAAATGTCTCTGTATCAATTACTTCAACTACTGTATATTGAGTTCCAGTTTTTTTCTTCTTGGTTTTTTTAACCGTCTGTCCTTTAGAATTTATATAAGTTTTTGACTTGCCTACTTTTTTCCAGGCTCCCCAAACAGTCCCCCACGTACCCTTAGCTTTTGCATCTGCAATAACTGAATCATAATTACCATCTTCATTTTTAAATACGTCGGGTAATTTTACTACATCAAACCAGTTATCAACGGCTGGGTCAAGTTTCAATACACCTACATAGTTAACAATATTAAAGGGGTTTAAATTAACTTCTATTGATGCTCTGTTATTTTCAATAACAACTTCATGTGTATATGGTAATGTAATTACATCACCGGTTAGCACGTAGTTATTACTTGTACGTTGTGCGGTGGTACTTGAAGACTCCAGTAAAGTTACCCCTTTAGGTGAGCAAATAGGTCTAGCTAATTGACTCTCTGAATCTACTGCTACCCCATAATCTGGGTTTGTAGGATCACCTACCCCATGTCCACGGAACGAATCAACTACAAAACCATTTTTAAATCTATCAAAACCTTGAGCATCTTTTATTTGAAATTGTTTTGTATCTAATTCTAATAATGTCAGCTGAGTATAGTATTCAAGATTCTTAACTCGGGTTTCAATCTTACCTATATCTCGCATTGTATACCTGCGATTATCAAATGCTCTTAATTCAATATCTTTCTTAGCATTAAACACAAAGGCTTTTTGTGATAAGGAATAAAGCGGCATTGAATCATCAGGTGTAGGTGGCTCTCTTGGTGTAAGGGAACTAACACCCTTTACTACCCTCAGGCGCCCAGAGGAGTCTAAAACTAATTTATCTATACGAGGTAAATAATATTCATAGTCAGTTGTTAGACCGTCTTCATGATCAATAAATTCATTAAGTACTGCACCCGAACCAGTAAAGCCTGTACCAGCGTCATTAATTCTTGGACGAAAATCTAAACAATCTCTTAAATTATACGTTACACTACCTGACGTATATACAGGTATATCTTTATAATTAATATCAGAGTAGGATGAGACACTGAAAAAATCCCCCGATCCATGGGTAAAGTAGTCGAATGTAATTCTTACGGGTCCGGTAGGCTTTGATTGACCTGGTTTTAAAATAACTAGACCGACATCATAGTGGGTAGATCGCTGCCCGTTATCAAAGGTATATCTTTCTGTAATATCAATTTCATTACTGGTACTATATGCAGTACCAAAAGCATTAGCAGACATTCGAACAGAAGTAAGACTATATATGTCCGCTACACCTAAAGTTAGTTCTGTCGCGGTTGCGGTTGCACTGGTTGTATAATCAACAGTTTGATTAGATACTAAAGTTTTTAATTTTCTATCGGCTGCTGACGCAGTTTTATTTACCGTAGCAACAATATATACGCTATCAGAAGTGTATCCAGATAGCGAGATAGTTGCAGTGGAGCTTCCACCACCAAGCGTCACGTTCCCAATTGGGGAAATATAATTACCCTGAAAAGTACCCGAAGTTGCTATTATCTGATAATTATCCGTAGTTACAGTCGGGAAAGTTTCCCCGGTACCTGCAGTCAAGGTCGTGTTACCAGAACTGAGAGTTCTAGCATATGCACGACGGGTCTTATAAATGGTCTCTGTATTGGTTGAGTCTACAGTTTTTATTACAGAGTATGGTAGTGGGAATATATAAACCCCATTAGTAGCTTCATTAACTACAGCAGTATTCACAGATGCTATAACCCCTGTAGTATTAGAGGTAGCATTTGCAGATAGGGTAATAGTTGTATTAGCTGTAATCGCCCCTACTTTTAATATTGACGAACCTACATTAATAAAATCTCCGATAACTAATTCATCAGTAAATCTTGTACCAACCCCGACTAAAACGTTGCTGTTTGCAGTTGTAGTTACTGTACCGGATAATTCTACAAGTGTAGGTACAATATTTGCGGTAAAGTCCGGGGTAGAGGTATTATCATAAAATACTTGCTTTACATCTCTATCAAAAGACCTACCTGGCTCCATTTCTACATCAAACACATAAAGTCTATATAAAGAGACGTTAGATCCAATTGTTCCGGAACCGTACTCTAATCCTCTTACCCGCGCCGACCCTACAAAAGTACCGTTAGCAGAACCTGGGGTAGCGGTGTATGTATTGTAAAAACTTACCGAGGCCATATTAGTTATATCCGGTACTCCTCTTAGAGAAGTAACCTCAATATAATTACCTACCGGTGTAGATATTGAGCCATTATTTACAGATATTGAGTCTCTGGCTTTTTCAAAATTAATATAGCGAGAAGATAGAGAGTCAATCTCATAACCTTTAACATAGGCTTTACCTTGAGACACCACTCCTACGAACAAGCTGGCATTACCGTTAGCATTTGCTTCAAATACCCCGTCTCTGACAACAGCCAGCGAGGCTTGAACATTAGTAGATCTAAGATGTTCTAATAATTCGATTTTAAACGGAGTAACAACATAATCCCCGGACTCATCAAAGGTTCTTCTTGCTAGTGTATCTCCAAGTATACTATACTCAACATCTTTAGTTTCAATTATTGATCCATCTTCAATTCGTATAAGTTCAACAAAATTAGGATCATCTCCCACAGTTGGGGTAAATTCTCTTTTGGCTAAAGTAAGATCTATTTTATACCTATCCGCGCCCGGTCCTAAGTAATTGGAAGAAATCAAAGCCGGGTCAAGTAAATCATTATTATCATCAGAGGTGACAATTTCTTCTGTAATATCAAAACCTACTATAATGTTATTAACTTGGCTATACTTTTCAACTATAAAAGTTTGAGCATCAAAGTAAACAAAATGCCCACGGGCAAAAATAACACCGGAATTAATATTAAACGCAACCCCAGATCCTGTAGCACCAGATGAGATGGCTGTTACAATTATACTACCTGCAGCATTTCTAAGTTCTTCCCCGTTTTGTACCGCGGTAACAGTTCCGGTTGTACCACTCCCTGAAGTAGTATACTTAACAAAAATAGTAGGTGGGTCGCCATTTTCTGCAAGTGTAAAATTTTCTACAATTGCACTTATACCGGTAGTTTGACCAATTAGAGTTTGCCCTATGATACCACTATCTAAATAATTAGCACTGGTTAGCTTAATAAATCTATATTTGGTATCTAAAAATTGAGAACCAGGAAGAACTAAAGATCCTTCCTTAAATATATTCTTACCAAAACGCTCAATCTGTTTCTGAAGTATTGTTTGAAGCTGGGTCAGCTCTCGGGCCTGAACTGCGCGCCCGGGTTTAAATAATATACGATAGAACTGATCTGAATCGTTATAGTCGTCGTAATATGGTTCCGTATTGAAATCAATAGCCATGTCTTACCTGCTTAATACTTAAATACTGTTTTTATAGAAATAGACTGATCGGCTGATGTAAATGCTTGTCTATTGTCGGAATATAGAAATCTACCTGAATATTTATCCACCTCAGGTGCGGTAACCCCAGTCACTACTAACGGGAACGTATTATCAATAGATAATATATCACCAATCACAGGGTCTATGTCATCTCTTGATTCTATTAACAAAGTAGATCCTGATACAGCTACTACAACATAAGATGCACTGCGTGTTGATGTGAGGATGGTATCAGGTATAATGTAAGTAGAGTTTATACCAGATCCTGTAACGACCCAGCAAGTTGAGCCTACTGTATTAACGAAGTACCTACTACCATTATAATTAAAAATATCTTTTACAATTCCAAATTGACGGTAATCATTATTAACAACAAACCCTTGATTTTTTTCTCCGGTAATAGAAGAATAAAACATTAACCCATCACTGTACAGTTCATAAATTATATTCTTACCGTGCCCACCTTTAGGGGGTAGTATTGCTCTTGCAGCTGCACCGTATCCATCTCCTGATATATTGATAGTTGCAAATGTATAGTCTTGCCCGGGCGTCACTACATTAATGCGATAAATCTTACCACCGGCGATTGCTGCAGAAGCAGTTGCACCAGTACCGTCCCCGGTAATTATAACGTTGGCTGAAGTATAACCCACGCCGCTAGATATAACGCGAATTGCATCAACAGTACCATCTCTTGCCAGTAGTTCTGTATTAGACTGTATTGAAGAAAGATCTCCTTCAGATAAGTCTGCTTGTAGTTGAGCATTTGCACCGTCTCCAACCACCGTTAAGGTTACTTCAGCATAATCCACACCGCCGTTTTCTACAGTAACACTTACAATCTTACCATCTACAATATTAGGTATCAAGCTTGCTTCTGATGTCTCTACCTGTGCATCGATCTCAGCATTACCTCCATTACCGGTAACTGTAACGTTAGGTGCTCTATTGTACCCACTACCATATTTTAGCACAGCTGTTGCAGCTGCAGCATTACCTGCATGAGTTAGTGTAGCATTACCACTGACTACATTACCGCTTGTATGTGTTGGGGCTACATAGCCTAGATATGTACTAGCATTACCCGAACCTAATGTGACAGTATACAGACGATCGCTGAAGAATAACTGTTGATTTAACGTGGTTATAGCATTAGCAACCCACTGCGTACCAACTGTGACCGTTGGTATTGAAGTGTACCCTCTACCTAGGGCAGTTAAGTATATGTTATTTACAGTTCCCCCAGAGGCAGCAGCATACCCGGTTGCCCCAGAACCCCCACCGCCTGATACAGTGATAGAGGGTGCAACAATATAACCAGACCCACCGTCTGTAATATTAATTTCTCTAACTAAACCATCTAGTGTCACACTGGAAATAATATTACTTGCAACAGTTACATTACCCGTTGCAATAGTACCTAGATACTTAAGCCCAGCACTACCATTCTGGGCAGTCCCGACTGTATGAACCGGTCCACTTGCCCCTGTACTACCCGGGATAACAATCTCATATATGTTATCTTCGTGCTCTATCCTCACTCCCGAAAATACCGGGGTATTATTACTCCAGCTGGTAGAATAGGATACAGGTGGATCTATTATGATATTTGCTGCTGTATAATTATTGCCACTATTAGCAATTACAGCTTGAATGATGTAAACTGGGTCTTCTTCTAAATACCCGTCTCCGTCTATCTGTATAGACGCAAACGTATAATTATCCCCGGTATTATCAATACGTACATTCTTAATAGTACCTCTACCGTAATATTTGGAGTTTACTGACGTAGTTACTGGTATATAATCTTCTGTTAAGAACTTATTACGTTTACCAGGCTGTATGGTTGCCATATATTTCCATCTGTAACCATCAGCAAGGGTAAATGGGTTAACGCTTACATCAGCCGGCTTAACTGTAGATAAGGAATTATCATTATTATCTAAACACTTATAGATATTGTAATCATCGGTTATAACATAAAATTGAGACTCTTCTAAGGATTGAGCACCAGAATAGGACTTAGCAATTACTCCTGAAACGGCAGCCCCTGTTCCAACAGAATCCGTGATAGTAATGGTGGGGGCGGTATTATAGCCTGATCCTTCAAAATCTACAGTAAATCCAGTTATTATACCATTAGCAGTTGTCGGACTAACTACCGCTCCTGAACCTCCACCACCAGTTACAGTCGCACTGACGTTGGCGGTGTAATTAGAACCCCCGCTTACAATATTAACCCCAATAAGCCCGTCCCCAAGTCGGTCATCAAACATATCGTAAACAACATTAGACGACCAATCATATCTTGGAATAATAAAAGAAACATCATTAGGTTTAACTTCTTTTAAAAGAATAATATCTCGACGAATTTCTTTCTCGCTAACTAAATGACCAATTGCTTTCGGTGGGGTTAGTTCATCGTACCACTCAAGTGTACGACCTAGGAAATAGAAATAACGACTACTGCGGGTAGAAATTTCGTTAAATACAGCCTCAGCAATACCGGTATGCAGCAGAGGATTAATCGTGATATTAGAAATAGCCATTTAATTATGTGATCGAGATTACCCAGGATATAGCGATGGAGTCGGCTGCCTGTTTATTAATAACTGGGAAAACAGTTCTGCAAAGCATAGTTCCGGCGCTAATATTAGCATTATTAAATATAGCTGCCTCAGTAAGAGCACCTGTACCGGTGCCTGCTGGGAATGTTGCAGAATATGTAATAGTATTAGAAGACGGGGCACCACCTGTTACCGAGAGGGCTACGTTGGCAAGGGCGGATCCTAGGGCTGTATCACCGGAAGTTGCTGCTGAAGAGCCCGTTCCTACTGCCATACGTGACATAATGTTTACAGTATTGGCCGACATACGATTGGTAATAAAGGTCTTACCAGTAGCCACCACAAGATTTTTTATCTCTCTCTTTTCTTGGTTGCCCTGTTCATCGGTTCTAATAATGATTACATCACCCTTTACGGATAATGTATCAGAATAATCTTTCATTTAATTCTCCTAGATTAGTAGTTATATGTTATTTATCCATCATGGATTGACTTCGATAGTAATTTCATCGGTTATAAAGAAGGAATCAAATGGTGATCCTTCAGTGTATAATTCACTAAAATATTCAAAGCCGTAATCAGGCTGTAGCATTACCGATGTGATATCTTTTGAATCAGAGTCCTCATTAGAAAGATCCTCCGATACAGCGGGGGAAATTAATATGCTGGTAGCTTCATCTAACGCAGCAATAGCTTCTTCTACTGGTAAACTAAAGGTTATTCCAATTATTTCACTTAGAATAACGTTATTGGATAAATTCTTTGTATATGACTGAGCGATAGCATTTTCATCTGTAACACCAAAAGAATCCAAGATATCGTTAATACTAAAGCCTACTCTGGTAGTAATATTAGCAAGTGAGGTAATAGTGTTTACTATAGCATACTCCCCGTGCAACTTCATACCTGCAGGGTGTAGTAGTTCTAATACAGCTTGTTTATAAGCCTTAAGCTGTTGCTCAATTTTTAAAACATATGCGTACGGTTGATAGTAATCCCTATCTTGTAGATAATAATCATCGCTTATAAACCCTCCAGTATCTTTATAATATCCTGGATAAAAGGCTTTTGCACCGCTTGAAATTCTAACTATCGCATCACTGCTTGTACCAATTACAGCAGTAGAAGAATCATATATAAACGTTCTTAATATCTCACCAGCATAGGAGCCATCAAAAGCATCCGGGGCATAATCTACTGTGTTAATAGTACCCTCATCAATGAAACGACCAAAGGTGTCTGTAAGTATAACATTACTACCAATACTATTAAAAGCAGTGGTAGCCGCGGCTCTAGTTTCTGCTGAAAAAGTTATAAAAAAATCACTAGGGTAATTTACACCATAACTCAAAAACTGAACGTTTTTTATACTTGAATCAGTATTAACTTTAATAACTTTTAGACGCGTACCTATTCCATCCGATATATTAACGTCTAAAATATCTCCAACTCTGAATCCTGTACCTGCGTTAACAATCTGGGCTACTGTAGGGATCTGTACTACAACCCCTTTAAAGGTATCTGTTTGTATCGTATCACCAACAACTATATTAGCATTTAAAGAATTATCTATAATAAATTCATATATGTCATTACTTACTACAAACTGACTATTAAATATGGTTTCTACTGAATTTTTTCTTAATATTTTTACAACAGTTTGCTTTGTTGTGGAAACCACGCTACAAAGCTTGTCTACTATAGTTGCAGGGTCGCCATAAATAGTTTCAACAAAAATAGATACCTCTTGTGACCAGGTACCTGCAGAGGTCTTTAGAACTTGGTCATATGGATAAAAGTAATCTGGGGTCTGTGCAAAAAGTAATTGCAGTAATAAGTCGTAGGATTTTTCACCGCCCTTAGAATTATATAAGTCCTTTATTTTTTTGATTACAAGATTTTTATTCGCAGCAATTTCTCTAGGTATACTTGAACCATATTGCTTTAAAAAATTCTCAATAAAAAGACTAATTGTTGTATCAATGTCGTTATAAAGAAGTGCGTTTTGTATAACCTCTTGAGGTCCCTGATCTTGCTCAAGAAATTCATAATACGCTTCAAGAAAGCGTACAAAAACAGGGTCATTATCCCGTATGTGCTCCGGTAGCTGGCTTGCTACCAGGGGTGAGAGTTTTTCTAAAAGACGAGTTGTAGGCATTATATTGCAGCCACGCTAATTGTTAATCCCTGAACCCTATCACTTACAACATTACCAGTACTATTATCTAATACTATAACTTGATTTTTAGAGGCAAGAATGTTGTAGCTATTTTCTTGAACAGCAGCGTTAATTCTTAAATCAAACTGATCCTCACTGTACCCGGTAACCAAGATACTGGTTAGGTTTATATCTCCAGTTGCATAATTAACTGTACCCACGTCTCCGATAAATTCATTAGAGTCATCTACTGTATACATTTTTAGAGTCCCAGTACCATCGTAAGACGGGGGCATTACATCGGGGGTATCGGTAATACGAACATGGTATAATTGATTGTTTTTAGTTGTAAAAAATCTTGTAGAGGCAATTTCACCGGGGTGAAGTTTATTTGAAAACTTGAGTTTATCAACTCCGGTAAAAGTATTTACAACATTCAGTACTGGTTCTAGTCTTTTTTGAATAGTAATTTCTGCTAGTACGCTGACGATAGACTCATTGACAGCTGTAATGGTATTGGTTAGTTTAGAATAATAAAAATCTTTTTCAAATTGCTGAAGATTATTGGAGAAGTAATTCGTTATTGCAGATCTTACTTGCTGTTCAATGTAGCTTGAAGATATTGTGGTTAAGTTTTTATTAAACTGTACACTTACCGATAACCCTACATGTAAATAATCCGGGTCAACGAAAATAGGTTTTACAGTAACTACTTGTCTAGGTCTTAGTAAAGTGTTTTTAATTTCTTCTACCAATGCTGCATTTACTGTAAACCCAGTATAAGGTTTTAAAGATATGAATACCCGCCCGTATTCTGGTGGATCGTTTTCCTCACCACCCCAAACCGCCACCGATTCTACATCAGCGTAATTTGATGTAATGAGCGTCTCGTAGTCTGTCTGAGTTATAACACGATTTTGTGTGTTGATTGATCTTGGAGCATTATACCGTATAGACGCAATAGTTTCTTTTATAGCGCCACCGGTTGCATTCGAAACTGTATTAATAGTTATATTAGAAGATCCACCTATTGCATTTTCAGAAGTAAAAGATTGCTCATAAGATGAGGATGTATTTGAATCTGATCCAGCAGCAATAAGATATTGGATCCGTATTATATTACCAGTCTCAAGCTTCTTACCTAAAACCCCATCGCCAAAAAATAATTGATAATACCCGCGAGTATTTTCTTCAATAAAATACACCTTTGATGTCTCATCGATATCAATTATACCGGTTGAGAGGGTATAGGTTTCAGTAGTAAGATCGGAGGCTGACTTCTGAACAGTAACTAATATAGTAGTTGTATCAGTATCTAAATTTGGTATCTCATACTTCTCGTCAGGGCCAGGTGTCACTACATTAAAATTATATCCAAGTAAGGTACCTTGTTTTACTGTAATATCATTAAACGTATAAGTTGTACCTACTGGGGAAGCTACAGCTGGTTCTAAAGTATAAAATTGAAATGTACCAACTGGAGTAATTGTAGAAAATGGCGTATATCTATCCAGGGTAAGAGTCACTGGTGATCCGGTAGGGTTGTTTACACTAATGTCTAAGACTGCGGTTGATCCTCTGACCGATCTTGGTGTGTAACCTAGATGCTTTGCAAGTGAAACTACAGACGATCTTTTTACTGCAGAATCTAAAAACATCTCATTCATTAGCATGTTGGCCAAGTATGCATTATAGTGGGTGTTATATGCTAGTATATCTAACAATACCGATAGCCCTGACCCTTCAAAGTCATAATCAGTAAACTCATCTTGAGCTTTTAAAAACTCTTTTAAATTTTGTTTGATCTGATCAAAATCAAGCTCGGCGATTCTTAAATTAGACATTATCGTACTCTACTTATTATAGATGTTAGGGTAATTGGCTTTTCAGAGTTAATAAGCTTAAAAAAAACTTCGATTTGTATTTCGTTGTTATCAGATCTATCTGCGATGCTAACATCTAGTAATTTAACTCTTGGCTCGTATTTTTGTATTACATCTCGAATAGTGTTCTTCATCACCTGGGTGGTGATGGGATTAAAGTTTTCAAAAAGCAATGAAAATATCTGACACCCTATTTCGGGGTGAAATGGTCTTTCATAATTTCGTGTAGAAATTAAATTTCTAATAGAAGCTTTAACCGCCTCTTCATCGATTTTTTTTGTAATGTCAGCAGTAGTAGGATGGGTGGTAAAGAGTAAGTTCAGATCCGAGTACTGCCTAGTTTTTCTGTTTATTTCCATTTATTATTTATACCTCATCCTGCAAAGACATTAGGAGAACCTTGAGCGCTTGCATCCCCGTCCGCTATATCATCCCCAATTCTAGTAACCTTTTCATTTTCAACGAATACCGTTTCGCTTCCGCCTGTTATAAGCCTCTCAGCGCCTTCAAAGTGGGTGGGACTCTTGGGTTTGGTGTGAGTGGCAAAACTACCACCTTTAACGGCAACTAAAATTCCATTAGCATAAACCGTACTATTATTTGGAGTTGTAACTGCCGAAGGTGGGTAGCCTTCATGCCCAGTTGATAGATCCCCTACTCTAGTTACTGCTGGCATTTTGGGCTGCTACCTTTGCTTTTAATGCGACTCTATCTGCGTCCCAATCATTTAACACTCTTTTTAATACTGTATATTGAACAGTTACTATAGTATTTGAGCTAGTTAAGTACTCTACTTTGACAGTATATGTGTAGAAGACATACTTAATAAATGATGGTTTAAACAAATATATTTCTGCATTCTGAGACGGTACATCATCAAAACTTGTAACTCGCACGATTGCGTTACCGTTACTACGATCTTTATATTCCATGTACTTATCGGTAAAAAAAGTACCCCTAAGTTTCATACTAAAAGCTAGAAACCCTGTCGATTTGGGGTCTGGACCTCCAGTGCCCTGGATACTGCCACCGAAGGATACTGAGCCAATGCTAGCTTGCTCGTATGTAATGTTTAATGTACTACCTCCTGAGATGGTACTTTGTGGGATGTACGAGGGTGTAATGGAGGACCTGGAACCTACTAAATCTGAGCTTACTACTGATACGTACGGATCAGGAGTAAGGATTATACGATCATTAAAATCTTGGTCATCAATCGCAGCGTTAGGAAAAGTTAATGCTTCAGTCACCCCATCTAATCCTACATAAGGATCAGGAATTCCCCCAATATTACTTGTAAGTATTAATGCCATTATGCTAAATTTACTAGATTTTGTTTATAGAGGGCATGGTCTCTAAACGTCCATGCCACTTTTCTTTGCGACGCTGGGTTAAATTGACCAGAAGGCCCCATCCCGATATGTATCCATGGGTTGCTGGCCTGTACCCAATATTCGAGCAGTATTTGATCATAAGATAATACTTGGGCAAGTTTTTTAGCAATCTCAAAATACTCAGACTTGGATACCCCTGGAAATTGCATATCTACGGCAAGACCGGCCGGATGGGCAGATTTTGGATTATCTTGTACGTGCCTGAAGCAGGAAGTAATAACCATTTTAGGGTATAATGCTTTTACTGGCTCAAGTATATTTAGAGCAAGGGCTTGTAGGTTATATACTATCTGCCCGTATGTTAACCCGGCCTGGGCTTGAATGGGGTGCTTACCGGGACTTACGGCAACAGTTTTCCACATATTATCCAAAGTATAATTTGGAGATAGTTTATAATTACCGGGAAGACTTGTAACCTTTAGAAGCCCTACATCTGGTAAAACAATATTACCCTGAGTGCTTGTTGGAGAGCTCTCTTCAATAGTAATTGGATTTGGATCTTCTAGTTCATCCTTTGTAGCAATACCAGAGGTAATCAATAGATCTTTTTGCTTATTAAGTTCTTCCTGAGAAGGTTCATACCCTTCCCCGCGTTCGGTATATCTAGAATCATAACGAATGGGTTCAGGGTCTGTAATCTCTACAGGGTCAGCATATAATCTACCTTCTAATAGACCAATATTAGAAACTGATGCAATACTTGCATAACTAGCAGTATTAGCATCGGTAGCATTATCTGAATTAAGATGTACTTCCGCTCCATCCACGTTAAAATTACCCCCTGCTTTAATATCAGTATTCTCACCAGACTTCATTTTTATATTCTTGGTAGAAACCAGACCTATATCCTCTTGAGCAAGCAACATCAACTCTACGTTAGCAGAAAGATGCATGTTTACTTTAGCATTTACGTAAGCAGAGGTATTAGCAATCATGTGAATAGCATTACCAGATAGTACTCGCATTTCCCCATCAGCTAATATGCTCATTAAATTATCAGCTTCAATATTAATATTTGCTGAGTGAATATTAATTTCTTCTTTTGCAGAGAGATCTATCCGGCCCCCGGCCTGGGCAGTAATGTCGTTATGGCAAGTAAGATTAACATCACCAATAACTTCCATATTACAATCATTACCTACAAATATATTACATGCCCCATTAACAGAAATATCTGCTTTACCTAGTATGGCTATCTTACCGTTACAGTCAATTATTTCATAACTGGAACCCTTAGTTCTTTTTACTACCGAGCCGTTAGCATCTATTTCAATATAGGTACCAGATTTATGATATACATGCAATCTTTCATTACCCGGGGTATCATCTATCTCA